CACTTTTATACAGTTTTCTCAGGGGCAATCTGGGTGGGAAGAACTCCTACGCATGGAAGCAGACATACGTAAGAGAAGACAGAAAGAAATATACGACAAGAAAATCTTCAGAGAAAAGGTCATAAACTATGTCGCTTTGGCAGTGGTTCTTGTTGTTGGTACTGGTGCTTTGGGTATGTTTGTTCTTACCCTTATGGGGTTTGACAGAGGGTGGTGGTAACGGTGGGTATCATACAAGAGATAAATGTGTACGTAAACAAGGTGGTCAAGAAACTTTTGAATGGCTTTGTGTAAACGAACATGGTATAATACACCTAGCACAATCCGACAACATCAAGAACTGTTACACCTGCTTTCTCAAGAAGTTCAGTGATTGGACATGGGAGCAAGAGAAAAGACTAGGCAAACGTGAAGACCCAAAGTATATCACCTGCCGTAGATACAAAAGAGTACAAGCAAAGAATGGACAGCAGGTCTGTTTGTACAGGGGAGCAAACGATACATATACACTAGTGGTAGAGGGTCAGTGTCCTACAGAGTATAGATGTAAATATGATCCACATGGTAAAGAGCCTAACATAGATAGTGTGGTTGACTCACTAAATGACAGTTTTAAATAGGAAATAACAATGGCATTACAACCAAGAAAAATAGGTGAGAGTAAAGCACAGTATGATCGTAGAGTAGGTAAAAGACCACCACGAACAATTGGTAGACCTGCAACGACAGGCAGATTAAGAGTGCCACCAACAAAAGCTAGATCAAAGCCTGCGACTAAACCAACACCAGTTACGGTTATAGGAAAAAAACCACCTACACAAAAAGTAAGAGCAAAAGTAGATCCTGATAGACGGCAACCTATAAAAAAGAAACCAACCCCAAAGCAAGTTACAAAAGGTCCTGACGCTCCCACTATACGTACACCAAGACCTAAAAGACCTCCCAGAACACCAACTCCAAAACTCCCTGATAGACGTATACCTCCAACTACACCAACACCTAAAAGACCTCCTAGAACTACAAGACCACCAAAAAATATTCAAGCCTTTATAGAAGAGATTAGAAGAAGACAGAAAGATAAACCAAAAAGACCTCGTGTACCAACTCCTAAACCTGCACCAAAAGGAATGAAGGTTGTTCCTGAGGGCTATAAATCAATTAAGTGGCAAGACGCAGGATTTAAACCACCTTCAGGAGTAGCTACTCAGGCTTTTGAAAGATTTTATAATCCTAAAACGAAGGAAGTTGTTGTAGTACCATCAGGAGGATATACTCCCCCTAAAGGTTTTATCAGAAGTGGAAGTCTAGGTGGACCAGTTGATCGTAGACCTATCAAACAACCAATAAGACCCGGATTAACAGATCCCAAGGGTAACCCTATAACTCTCAGACCACCTATCAAACCTCCTACTAATAATGTAGAAAAATTTCTAGCAGGAAGAAGACCTGATGAATTAAATAGGAAAGATAAAATTAGGTTTCAAAAAGAATTGTATAAGTTTAATAAACAAAGACAGCAACGTAATATTGATCAAGCAAGACAACAGATTATGGAAAGGTTTAAAAATGACCCTGCTAGACTACAATCTGAAATAGCTAGATTAGATAGAAATGTAAGAATAGGCGATACAGTAGAAAAATTTAGGGCAGGAATGATTGGTGTGGATGCTCTTAAAAAACTAGGGATTCCTGCAAGATCTATAGATCAACTTATGTTTGATAGAAAAATGTTTCTTACACCTGAGAGTCCTGCTAAATTGGACACAATACTTAAAAGAAGACTATTCCAAGCAAATCGTGATTATAAAGAACAATATAGAAGAATGATTAGACAGGGTGCTAGTAGGCAAGACCTATTACGTATGCAAAGATCATTTAGAGAAAGTATGCGTAGGATGAGAGAGGGTTTTGCTCGTGAAAAAGCAAAACTACAAAATAGAAATATAAATATACCAAGATCTCCAAGATCCCTTGGATCTATATTTAGTAGACGTATGATTGGACCAAGCTAATGGAAATAGACCCAGTAATATTTTGGAATGTAGTCCTAACACTTATCATAGCTCCTGCTGTGTGGGCATTTAGGAACATGATGGCAGAGGTAAAGCGCATAGACATACTGCTCAACAGAACACGAGAAGACTATGCATCACGAGCAGAAGTAAAAGATGAGATGCAACATGTAATGGAAGCATTACACAGACTAGAAGACAAACTAGATAGAGTATTAAGTAGAGAAAAATAATGAATATATTTCAAGGATTTAAACCGTCAGGATTAGAAAAGATAGCTAACGCTATGGGATTCCAAGGCGATCAAAAGCAGTTTCAACAATTTTTAAGGGACAATCCTGATAGACAGGCAGAGATGATGCGTTATCAGGACATGGCACGTAAGATGGTAGAGGGTGGCTATGTAAAGAAAATGCAAGAAGGTGGAGATGCACCTGAAGCAGAGGGAACAAAAGGAATAACAGATGTAGCTGCAAGTAGAGTTACAGATCCAAAGTTACCAGAGGGTGCTAAAGTAGATCCTTTTGGTATACCTACAGACAGTGATCAGTTTATGGATGCAGATTCAGTCATGCTAGGAGATGCTCCTACAGGAGATGTAACAACTCTAGCAGGTCCTGCATTTCAAGCAAAAGCTGATCTTCCGGGAAGAGACTTTGGAGCTATTGCTTTTGGTGAAGAGGGAGGTGATCCAAGAGAGAGTACAACTGCTGATGCTGAACAAGCAGGTATGCCTAGGTTGGACAAAGATGTAACAGCAGAAACAATGGAAGCCACCACAAAGCAAGAAGAAGTTGGGGCTGTTCTAGATTCTACACAGGCAGCACAGGGAGATCCTAACGACCCAAGAGCAAAAGTAACAGCACAAGCATCAACTAAATCTATGGTAGGAGATCTAAAAGCTGCCGAAGGTGTTGCTCACGTAATAGACAGTCCTGCAAAAAGAGAACTTGAAGCAGGAGAAATAGTAGAACCTGTAGCTAACGCTGAAAAAGCAAAGAAGTTTACAGAAGAAGTTCAGGCAGCCACTGCTACACCTTCAGAGAAAGCCACTGTAGCAGGACAAATGGCTACACTTACAGAGGGCTTTGATGCTACTAATCCACCTGCTTGGGCTGCAGGGGCATTAAGAGGTGTCATGGCTCAGATGCAATCTAGGGGCATGGGTGCATCAAGCATGGCAGGACAGGCTATGGTACAGGCAGCCTTAGAATCTGCTCTACCTATAGCATCTGCTGACGCACAAACACAAGCATCTTTTGAAGCACAGAACTTATCTAACAGGCAGGCTCGTGCTATGCTTGCTGCAGAACAACGTGCCAAGTTCTTAGGCATGGAGTTCGATCAGGGATTTCAAGCCAAGGTTATTAATGCTTCTAAAGTTAGTGACATAGCCAACATGAACTTTAATGCAGAGCAACAGGTCATACTAGAGAATAGTAGGGCTGTAAATACCATGAACCTAGCTAATCTTAGTAACAGACAAGCTTTGGTGATGGCAGAAGCAAGTTCATTAGCTAACCTAGACATAGCTAATCTAAATAATAGGCAACAAGCACAAGTTGAGAATGCAAAAAACTTTTTGCAGATAGAAATGACCAACCTATCTAACAAACAACAAACAGAATTGTTTAAATCTCAGTCCATGCAAACAGCATTGTTTAATGATCAAGCTGCAGAAAATGCTGCAAAACAGTTTAATGCTACTAGTCAAAATCAGACAGATCAATTTTTTGCAAACCTTAAAACTCAAGTATCACAGTTCAATGCTGCTCAACAAAACGCACATGCACAGTTTAATGCAGGTGAAAAAAATGCAATGGAAAAGTTTAATGCTGAAATGCAGAATCAACGTGATCAGTTCAATTCAAAAAATAGATTGGTCATAGATCAGAACAACGCACAGTGGAGAAGAACAATAGCTACCTCTGACACTGCAGCAATAAACAGAGCAAATGAGCTAAACGCTACTGCTCTACTGAATATGTCTAACAGTGCTTACAATAATCTATGGCAATACTACAATGATGTTATGGAAATGTCATGGGAGAGTACAGAAAATGAAAGACAGCGTGTAGTATCAATGGCTATAGCACAGCTACAGTCTGATACAAATAAAGAATTAAGTGCATTAAAGGCAGACTATGACTCTTCCGTAGGATTTGGTCAACTTATAGGCACATTTTTAACAGCAGGTAAAGATAGTGTCATAGGTAACTTACTAGGAGGAATACTATAATGTCAGATTATAACCCTACAAACCCTGCATTTGATGCAATGTTAAACTTAGAGATGATAAAAGGCAAGATGAAACCTAAAGAGTTAGATTCAGAGTCTATGCCCAAAGGATTAGTAAGTAAAAGAAGTGCTAACATAAATGTAAGTGAAGCAAAAAAAGATGGCAGACTACAGATTGTAAAGTATATAGAAATCCTAAAAAAAATAAGAGAGGAAAATAAAAAAGCATGAGACAAAGAGAAGTACAAGTAGACGCACCTATTCCGGGAATGAGCTTAACTGCTCCTGTTGGAGGTAGACCTTGGCAACAGCCACCACAAATGGCTACGGTGGAAGAGTCTATAGACTATTATATAACGAAGATTATGGACAGAGAGTTTTTACCAGAACTACTAACAATAATAGAACTAGGTGTACCTCTGACAACTATAGCCAACTCATTTCAACTAGCATCTGTCATGGAGGGTAAGCATAGCATTGATGTAGGTGTTCTAGTATTGCCTGTGATAGTTGAGCTAATGATAACAGTAGCCGAAGCTAATGAAATAGAATACGTATCAGGGATGGAAAGAAAAAGAGAGGACAAATTGTCTAACGCACAGATAGCTCTTGCAAAGAAAAAGGGATTGTTGGGCAAGATAGAGGAAGATGAAGAAGAACAGCCAGAAGAAATGCCTATGCCAGAGCAACAAGATGAAGAACCAATGGAAGCCCCTACTATGGGATTGATGTCAAAAAGAGAGGTAATGTAAAATGAGTTTAGGTGGATTTGCATCAGGTCTAGCAACTGCTTTTCAAAGAGCAGAAGATAGGTATCAAGACAAGAAAGCTAGAGAAGAAGCTCGTGCAGAAGCAAGACTTGCTCGTGCAGCAAATCAAGCATTTCAAGAAAAGATGTACACTCGCAGACAAAAAGATGACTATATGAAAGAGGTTATGAATTATCAGTCTGAACTAAAAGCTATATTCGGAACAGATCAAAAAGGACTGCAGATGGTTGCAGCTGTAATGCCTATGGGTAAGTATGGTGTCGAGATGGCTAAGAACTATCAGAAAGTATCTAATGATAGAGGGTTTACTAAAGCAGAGTTTCAAGATTTATTCGAAGTAATGTACCCCGATGGAGTTGACTCTCAAACATTTGGCGATGTAGATTTAAATAAGATAGTTAAAAACATGGAGCAGAATAGGTTTGCTGATCCTGAAGATCCTAGAGTTCCATTATCAGGCATACAATTTAAATTTAAACCCTTACCACAAAAGCAAAAAGATTTTACTGAACTAGTAGGAAGTGATGCTAATCAATCTCTTATGATGGCTGAAGCATATTTAACCACTTTAAAAAATAAAGGAGTTACTGGAAAACAGTTAGAGCAAGCAGAAGCTTATTTTAAAAAGACAGAAACGAGATATAATAAAGAAGTATCAGATGCCCTAGATCTTGCCAAGGCTAAAAGTAACGATAAACTAAATCAAACAAAGGCTGCATTAGAAGATAATTTAGTAGACACTTTTGAGTCATACGCAACTTCTGCTGCAGGAGATCAATATACAAAAGCAATGGGTGATAGAATTACTTTAAATTTAGAGGGAAACATAACACCTACACTTATGGGTAATTTAAGACTAGCAGAAAAGCAGGGAACAAGAAAAATAAATAGTATACCAGATGATAATACTTACGGTAACTCAACCTATTTGCTAATAGCAAAAGATGCTATGGATAATAGTATACTAAAACCACAACAAACAGTTTATGATGCTCTACTAAATAAAGCTAAAGATGATTTTAAAAAAAATAAAAAGAACTTGGTATTAATAAAACGGAAAGATCCTGAAACAGGTCTTTATGATGGATTATCTGCAGAAGATTACAGACTTCAACTACTTAACACACTAAAAGAGAATCATTTTTATGCAGTGCCACACTATAAAGAGAATGGTAGAGTTGATTTATCAAAAGAACCTATGTATTACATGCATAAATCTGTGCTAAGTAAAACATCTCCTACAAATGAGCTAGGTTTAAAAACATATCTTAGACCTACACTGTTAATTCAAAGAACAGGTCAGTAATGGGACAACTTTCTTTTTCTAATGAAGAGGACGATGGTTCTTTTGCAGAAGCTACAGAGCAACAAAGTCAATTTATTCAAGAAGACGACACCGAAACACCAGTAGCACAACAAAATAATCAGTTTTCTAGTGAAGAAGACGATGGTTCTTTTGTTATGCCTGAAGAGGATGACTTTGAAAGTGCAGAAGTTACAGTGCCTGAAGATCAGGAACGACCTGTTGTAGAAGTATTAGGTGGACAAAAGAATGATACTCATCTAAGAGATGACATAGAAGAAGAACAATCAGATAGATCTTTAATAGGCAGAGCATACGATGATGTTACAGGGTTTTTTACAGATCCTGTAGAGATGCTGTCTACAGTTCCAAGAGCCGTAACAGGTGGGCTTGGAGAATTATCACAGTTTTTAGGTGACTTTGACTTAAAAAGACAACAAATAACAGGAACTCTCAAGTTTGATCTTGGAGAGGATCAGAAGTTTAATATCTCTGATCTATTTCAAATTCCAGAATATGTATCCCCAAGTGAAGTAAAAAAAGAAGTAGAAACTAAGCAGTATAATGGTGTCTACTACAATATATCTGATAAGTTAGAACAGGCAAGAAATGTCTTTCCTGAACCTGAGACTGTAACAGGTCAAATATCAGAAGAAATATTAAAGTTCTTTGTTGGTATAAAGGGTGTAGACAAGGTAACTAAGTTAGGATCGGGACTTAAAGGTCTATATGTAAACAGTGCTATAACGTCTGCTGTATTTTTTGATCCAGAAGAGGAGTGGTTAGCTAATACATTAAATGAGTTTGAATCCGTAGCCCCATTTGTGCCTGACATTTTAGTAACATCAGAGAATAAAGGTGTATTTGAGAACAGATTAGCAAAGGCTTTGGAATCTGCAGTTTTGATAGCTCCATTCCAGATACCTGCTCTGACAAAAGCACTTGGAAATACTTTTGATCATTTAGATAATATACGTAAAGGCAAACTAGAGCTATTAAAAGAGGGGTCAGTATCTGAAGCAACTAGAGAAGCTTTGGATAAGTCTAGAGAAGCTCTCATGGGTACAGAACTGCCACCCAAAATAGAGCTAGTTAACGGTGTTCTAATCAAGGCAGGAGAAAAAGGCGAGAGAATAAAAAGAGCTAGAGCTAAAGAGATAGGTATAGAGCTAGAGAAAAAGGCTCAGAATGCTAAAATAGCTGACGAGAATAAAGAGATGTATAACAAACTAGTTAATGAGTTTGAGGAGGGACTATTAGTCAACAGAAACAATATGCTCAAAGCAGGAGATGACGGATTCTTTACAGTAACAGACATGGTGGGTGGACGTAAGGTTATCAACATGGACAAAATAAGACAGGCAAAAGATGAAGCGTTACAGCCTGAATCTGTGAAGAGTGAAAAGAGTATGATAGGCAGGGCTGCTAAAGAAATAACTATGGATGGATATGAGTCTGTAGATGAGGTAACATTTTTAGATTCAGATACTGTTGCTAAAATGACAACAGAAGAAGTATCTGAACTATCTCAAAGAGTTCTAACAACAGAGAATGTGGAAGCCCTAACTACAGTAGCAGCAGAGTTAAAGAAACTAAGACCCGATCTTTGGAATGATAAAAAGACTGTAACTAAAAACCTATTTGACCTCGTTGTTAAAAATGCTGATGAGCTTTCTGTGAATAACGGAGAGCATCCTTTATGGAAAGCATTAGATAAAGCAGGTATGTCTTTTGAAGACTTTGTTGTATCTAATTTAGGATCGGCAAGTGAAGCAGGAAGAATATTAAATAAGTATTCACAACTAGCAAAGAGAGTAAAACCCAAATCTATTAAGCAGCAAGAAGAGCTAGATGCCATGCTGAAGAATGAGAACAACATGGTGAATTATTTTAGAAGAGTGGAGAACATAAGAAGAGGGTTACTCGTATCTCAGGTAGCAACCGCAGCTAGAAACTTACAGTCGGGTTTACTACGAACACCTGTAGAAGCAGTCAACAATATTATGGAAACTGCAATGTACGATTTATCAAGAGGAAAATTTGGGTTAAGTAATAGAGTATTTAAACGTGCAACTTGGCAAGATAGCTTGAGTGGTCTACGATATATATACTCTGATAGAAAAACAGCACAAGAATATACAGATTATGTTCTAGAGAACAAAGATCTAAAAACATTTTATGATCAAATGTTCAACACAATCAACGAGATACAATTAAATCAAGGTAAGGGTACAGGCACAGGTATGGACAAGGCTCTTACTAAGATAGAGGACTTCACACAGTTACTAAATACTCCAAACAGAATGCAAGACTTCATGATAAGACGTGCAACATTTTTGTCAGAAGCACAGAGATTATTTAGACAGAGATGGGATATGGATTTGATGGAAGCACTAGATAATGGCAGACTCAAAGATATATTACGAGATGCATCAGATCTAAATAAGAATATGACAAAGAAAAAGTTTGTTCGCAAATATAAAAAGGGAATGAAGATCCCTACAGGTAAAAATATAGGAGACACATACGAGGTAGAACAGCTTGTGCCAGAGTCTACTGCTATGGAAATCTTTGCAGAAGCTACGGAGAGAGCATTAGATGTGACTTACGCAGGATCACCTGAGACAGCATTAGGTAAGGGCTTTGCAAACTTTGTAACTAAATATGGACTGACTGTCATAGCCCCTTTTCCACGATTTATGGCAAAAAGTATAGAACTTATGGCTGAAAACTCAGCAGGCGCATCCGTTCCAATAATAAGAAGAATAGTAGAAGGCAGTAAGATAGGTCTTGGAAAGGTAGGTATAGGTAAAGGTGGAAAACTAAAACCTCTTACTCAAAGAGAGAGCCGTATGATATCTAGAAACATAACAGGTGTGGCAGGTATATATGCAGCATCACAAATGTTAGAAGAAACAAATATGTTTGGAGAGAACTATAAGCTTGTTCCACTAGGAGATGGTAAGGTTCTAGATGTTACTCCTTTGTTTCCACTCAGACAGTTCTTCATGCTAGGATATATAGGAAAACAGTGGGCTAAAGCAAAAGAAGATACTAACTCAGTGGATGCAGCTATAGAAGCATTCGTAGAAACATTTCCTAGAAGAGAATGGGCAGAAACATTCTTAGGATCAGGCTTCAGAGTTGGTGTAGGGGGAGAAATAATTGATGAGTTTGCAAGAATGTTCTCTTCAGAAGACCTAACTTCAAAAGAAAATCTAGGAAGAAGACTTGGTGAGGGTATAGGTAATTACTTTTCTTCTTTCTTTGTACCTCTCAATCAAATACTAGATGGACAAAGAGCGTTGGGTGAAAGAGGGACTGTATATAAAGAATCAGGTACAAATCCAGAGTTAATACCTAGCTTCAAAGATGCAGCGATTAAAGGATTTGTTAAACCATTCAAGAGATATGATCTCAGACCTCATGTAGAAGATTCACTACCTGTTAAAGAAGATATATTTCAAGAGAAAAGAGAAAGAATAGGTCCGGGATTTAAGGTAGGTCTAGGTCTAAATATGTTCTCAGAGGATAGTGAGAATGGTAGGTTTATGAATGCTCTAGGATTTACTAAGTTTGATCTAAGTAGTAGATCTCGTATTCCAGAGGTAAAAAACTTTGAGAATAAAATTATAAGAAGGATTCTTCCGTTTGTAGTAGAGCAAGCTAGAGATATGATAGATGACTTAGGTCAAAATTATGAAGAGAATAGAGAAGCATATTCCCAGACAGAGAATATATTTACAGACTTTAGTCCACAGTCTAAAGAATCTTTTATTAAGACAGAGATTAAATCTTTCATAGAAGCTATGGTGGATTCACAGAGAAATAATGAAGAGACAATAGGTATATTAGATGAGAAAGATAAAGTTATAGAACTGGTGGCTATGTCAAAGTACAGAAGACTGCCTAAAAACATACGAGACAGAGCCATTAATAAGTTTATAGATGAAAATCAAAGACAGCCTTTTAAATATTCTGAAGAACTAATGAACAGCATGTTCAGAGACTACGATACCTTCTCCGATGAAGAGAAGGTTGTAGCTGAGTATAATATGAGACTAAAAGATCTACAGGATTTAGGTGGTATTGGAGAAGTATTAAAAAGTGAAGAAGCTAAATTCAGAAGTAGTCTTAGGAATTAATCTTTCTTATTATCTCTCGTATCTCTTTCAAACTTTTCTCACATTCTCTTAGTCTGTGATTCATTTCTGTAAGAAGTTCGAACATTGTCCTTGGTTCTCTGCTTCGCTTGTCCATGAAAGCTTTTGCTTCTTTTTCTAATTCCATCTCGTCCTCTATGTATATTATCATAATAGGCTGTATTAAAGCCACGTTCCCACTCTCTATATAACATAGTGTCGGAACTATAGGGGTTGCGAATCTTTCCATAAACAAATGCATCGTAACCTTTCATCCACTGTATCTTCAGTGGTGCATCATGTTTACCTAATCCTCTTTCCTTTCTAGATAAGTGTCTCATACTACGCTCCTATGTCCACTATCTCACAACTATCACCAGAACAGGCAAAGGTCTGAGAAGAATTAGTGTTGTCCTCTTTCTCATAATCCGTAAACTTATTCCAATCAATATGAGTGAACTTACTGCTAAAATCATTGTATACAGCTTCTGTACAGTCCTGATAGGGTGCTTGCTGATAAGTATGATCGGAGTGTGGTAGGAACGATACACCTGACATCTCGTCAAAGTGTTTGAATACAAACGCACCTACTTCCATCCACTCCTCATCACGCACTGATACAGTCACAGAAGGTTTATGCTCACACCAATGTCTCTGGTAGAGAAGCCACATCTCTAGCTGTTCAATAGCTGTCATGTCGTTTCTGACTACAGACTTCTTGGGTGACTTCATAGGAAAGCTAAACACCGTTTGTGTGTCAGGCTTCATAAAGTCAGCTTCACTTGGTATACCACTGTCTACCATGAAGTTAGTGAGAGGATCTTTATTATCGCCCCTAACGGTACGAATATAATAACTGCTATGACGAGGGTGGATACCACTGCTTGAGTCCACAAGCTGTGATACTGTCCCACTTGGTTTGACGCAGGTGATTGCTGCACTTTGTGGGATTCCAAAGATTGTTGCCCATTCTTTGTTTGTCTCAACTGCGATTTCTCTGAGTGCTTCAAGGGTTTTTTCAAGTCCATGTTTCTTTCCATTCGTTAATTCATTATCCATAATACCTGTAAGACTAACTCCCAAGAGTCTTTCCTCTTCAGTATTCTTCTGCCATATCTTTCTCAAGTATGGAAACTTAGTGAGTGTAGCCTGTGCTGTGCCAAGTATAGTGGCAAGCATAACCTTCCTCTTCAAATCTTCAAACTTATCTTTCTCTCGTATCACAACCTCTGTAAGATTGCAGAACTGATAGGGTCTAAGAATAATTTCACTACAAGGGTTACAACCAAACTCGTGATCAGCATCTCTTCTGCCAAACTTCTTTGCCTGTTCCTTTGCAGATATTCTATTAAATATACCACGTTCACCTGACTTAGATTCTACAAGGGATGTCCACTCACGTAGAAATGTTTCTCCATCTGGCTTATCTGTATACACAACAGAGTTATTTGATAGTGCCATCTGTGGTGCTGTCTCCCACCATTTGCCAGACTTGGCATGTCTCATGCGTCCATCAGACAGGTTGGATAAACTAATCATAGCTGATCTACGTACACCACCAGAGACTACAACTTCCCCGACCTTACACATAAGATTGTGACAATCATAACTAGACAGCTTGCGACCTGCATTCTGTTTGAACAGAGCTACTGTAAAGTTAAATAGGTCTATGAGAGGGGCAGGTCCACTAGCTCTGCCACCAAATACTTTGAGTCTAGCACCTGCAGGTCTTACCTTTGACATATCCCATATAGGAACTTCCCCCATATACAGGTGTCCTATTAGCTTACGTAATGCCCTTGCCCAACCTTCTTTGCTGTCTTGGACATGTATGCAAGTATCAACTTCATCTAAAGTCTGTGGAATCTCTGGTAGCTGAGATACATAATCTCTTTCAACAGAGAATCCTACACCTGTACCACATAGTAATATATACATAGCTTCATCAAAAGCCTTTGGATCATCTACAGGTAGATAGCTACAGTTGTAACCTGCTGTGTTGTCCCTCTCTAGTGCAGAACCTGCAGTCATCAATGCTCTCATGGAAGGCATAACTTCTAGTTTCTTTATAGCTTCAAAGATCTGCTGTTTAGGTAAGTGTCCTTTTACTTTCTCAGTAATATAGTCCACATATCTCTGAACAGTTTCATCCCACGTTTCTCTTCTGTTCTCTTCGTCAATCCATCTAGCATATCTAGATATTGCAATAAATTTTTGATAGTCGTTCATGTTAATCCTCCAATGTTATTCTTATGTTTTTAATTTTTAGTCCATCAATATCATAGATAAACTCTTCTAATGCCTGTTGTATCTCTTCACTAGGATCGCCATCTGCAGGCACAGGATACTCGTCCTTATCTAGATCAAGAGTGAGATATAATTTAACAACCATTGTCCAACTCTATACCAAAGCTAGTAAAGACATCAGTCGAATCTTTACTATCCTTTTTTATTTCTATTAACTTATTGAGATACCACTGTGCCTTCTCCAAGTCCTGCACACCATTCTTGTATCTGTATCTCCAAAGATACTTAATTATATTTCCTTGCAAATAATACTCAAAGCCTTCTCCTGTAGCTGACTGAATAGCTTCAATACATTCTACACCATACTTGTTGTAGTGTGGTGGACTATTTACCATGTCTTTATTTTTACAATCTATATCCCATTTAGCCATGTCACGCACTCCCATTTAGTTTCTCTTTTATTGATTTAAAGTCTACCCTAATTATATTGTCTTGTCTAGCAACAACTTTAGGTTTTGTTTCATCTTCCATTTCTTTTCTAACCATCTGATAAACTTTTCTTGACCACTCTTCATCTGTCCTAAGTAAGTCAATACCTACAAGGCACACTCTTGCAAAGAACATAATGTCATTGAAGTCTCTATCAGATAGAGGGTTGTGTACTGAGTCTATAACTTGTAGATGCACATCCCCTGTCCAGTTTTTTTGATGGTCAAGTATAGGTTTAACACGAATGATTATATCCTGATCATCTAGTTTTAAATGTAAATCTTTAAATCCGTTCTGTGTCATTTATATCTCCTTATTATTTTTTTACCTGAGAACTTTATTAACTCAGGATGTGATTTCTTTTTACGTTCTTTCAACCAATCCTCTGGTATAATCCTGTCGTGATACTTAAAGTTATTCTTCTCACACCACACACCATAGGTAGTCTTAGAACCTTTCTGTAATTTTCTTCTACTACTTGTAAACACAAAACGTATGTCTAGCTTGGGGTGCTGTTGTTGTATACATATGTGCTTCCGTCTGTCTGTTACGGTAAACAATCCTTTTGTTTCTATTATTATGCCGTTAGGTAGCACAAAGTCAGGTGTGTACTGTCTATAGGCTAAGTCTTCCCACTCTATCTTGATGCCCTCGTAAATATATTTTACTTTTAATTCATCAAGAAACTCTGAGAGCTTTACTTCTAGCCCACTACGATAGCCTAACTTACGTGCTACCTTATACTGTTTAGAGGTGTATAACACTTACCACTTGTACCAGAGAGTAAAAGGACTCTCTAGTTCTTTCCCATACAGAGCTTTATGCTCCATTAAGAATGCTTCTCTGGCAGCATTGTACGATGCATACTTCTTTTCGTGGTATGCCTTTTTCATTTCGGCTAACTTCTTTTGAGTTATCTCAATTTGTTCAGCCATCTCCTCTAATGTAGGTTCTTTACTTGTCATATAAGTTTCTCCTTTCCTATTTCTACATATGAAACAATCTTTGGCTCTCTTGCCTGTGATACCAACGAGGGTATCTCTTGCAAGGTTGACCAACAGGCTTGCTTGTATCTACAAAAAGAACATGTCTTTGTGAGAACTTTATTGCCTGTAGGCTTACCTCTAAATGTTTCTTCTACTGGTTCAAAACATCTCTTAAACTCGTTACTCTCAATTACATCTAAGTTAGAAGATAGTTTATCTATCTCCTTTGTCAAGTCCAAACCGTCAGCAGGTACATATTTAAAGTTACCGTTAGCTTTATTTATGACCCACCATCCACCTGCTCTCTTGTTAAGAGCCTGTGCATACCCTGCTAACTGTCCCACATATCCAAATGCGTCACCGTCAGCTAGTGTATCAAACGATTGAAACTTATTCTTATAAGACCAATCTGATGCAGACTTAATATCATCCACAGCATCGTCCATAACTATGTCATACGTACCCTCAATCTTAGAATCAATCTTGAGTTCCATACTCACTTTCTTGGAGTCATCATAGGCAACACCTGCCTGTCTAAGCAGACCTTTAAATACAGCTTCTACGATATCTCCTAACATCATATTCATCACAAAGTTATTAGGAAGTGGTAGAGCTTTCTCAGGGTGGTTCTTTTCAAACCAAAGCTGACAGGTAGGTCTACCTATGTTAGACATACGTAGTCTAAACTCTTTCCTGTTGTTCTGTGAACCAAACTGACGGTGCAAGGCTTCTTTAATATCTTCTGCAATCTTATCAATGTTTGCATCAGACAATACCCTCTCACCGTCAGTAGCTTTGTCCAAGAACCGATGCAGTGCTAATTCTGCTCTATGGTTCATGATTACTGAACTTTATCTTCAGACGTTATGTCAATGAAGGACTCAACGAGTTCCTTGTCTACACTCTCGTTGTTGTGTGCAAACTCGTTGTGCTTACCGATGACCCATTGATTGACACCCTGTATCCAAGATTGGAAGCTAACAAAATGCTCTTCGTCAGCAGGAGTAATCTCCACCTTGTTAGATACATCTAGAGAGGACTTTGTTACGTAAAAGCTATTACCATTTGGTAACTTTCTCTCACTGGTGTCCACCTTAGTGAAGAACTCTAAAGGTTTTACACCAAGCTGTGAAGCTTTAGCCACTACAGCGTCAACATCCTTAGATGACTCCACGTTCTGTACATCCCAAACGAAAGGGACAATACCAAGATCAGCATCCACAAGGTCATTACCCTCTTGCTTCAATGCACCGTCAAAGTTAGCAAGACCAAGCACTACTCTGACCTCTTTAACAGATCGGATCAAAGCTTTCCTGTTGTCAGGCAAAGCATCAAAGTCTTCCTTCGCCATGAAACCAGATGCTCTACCACAGTTGTAACCACCATCGGTATCCTTCACATCCATGTCTCTAAGACCCTTCAGACTGTCTGTCATTATAGTCCTGACAAAGTTGTTCTTAGATGTGTCCCATCTCTTGTACATAAATCGTTGGAAGAAAAGCCTATACTCAAGGTTCTCCTTGAAATAAACACCACCTTCATCAGGCATGTCTATCCTGAAAGATCCACCAGAAAGCTTTTCGATATTTACTTTCTTACCTTTGATCTCTTCAGTACCCATGATCGCACTGTTGTGTACTTTTAGTCTAGGCAACGTAACTCCAGAGGACTTCTTCTCTGTTGATTGTTGCGTCATTCCCATAGCTTTTGCTATCATTTCTGGGCTATCGTTTAGTGTTACTATATTCATATATTAATCTCCTTATAATTGAAAAGTGTTATAGTTATACCATCATACATCTTTAGTGTCAAGCCAGTTGTCACCTATTTTTGCATCTAATTTTAGGGGAACATTAAAGTCTATATTCCAACGAGTATTGATGAGTGTTTTCATCTCACTATTTATACTATTTACTATGTTTAGAACGTCATCCACTTCGTCAGGATGAACATCTATTACTATTGAATCATGCACAGTATTTACTATGCAACTATCCATATTCATGAGCATATTATCTATAGTCATGAGAACTAGTGGTACAATATCTGCCGTAGCAAATGCTTGTACAGGATAATTCTTTATCTGTGTGAAGTGGGACACAGTGCCGTTGCCACGTCTTACCACATCAGGAAACGCAAACGATCTGCCTGACGGTATCTTTATGCGTCCTGTCTCCAATGCTTCTTTAGCTAGAGTCTTATGCCATTTGGCTACACCTTCATACTTTGAACTAAACTGCTCGTAGTATGATGCTTCTGCTTCCGATCTGCCAAAGCCTGTTGCCCCATACAGAGGAGCAAACGTGTGTGCCTTTGCTTCCTGTCTAGACGTGGGCTGTCCTGCATCTGTGATGACCTGTGCTGTATAACTATGTACATCAAAGCCCTCTTCTATTTCCTTGATAGCTGTGGCATCCTGTGATAAATATGCAGCAGTTCTAAACTCTAGCTGTGCAAAGTCAGCTTCAAGTATCTTACCACCTTCCCATCGGGACACAAAGATCTTCTTCACAGGGAATGTACCACCTCTGGGCATGTTCTGCATATTAGGATCTGCACCACTGAATCGTCCTGTAGATGTGCGATGCTGTAGTAATCTAACATGTAGCTTGCCATCAGGCTTGGTGTATGTAGATATACCCTCAACAAACGAGGACAAGTATGTCTCTAGTGCAGACAATCTACGCACACGGTTGAGAAACAACTCTGCTTTGGTATTATTACTACGTTTGGCAAAGTGTTCTAGCACTTCAAGATTAATCTTATTTGTACTAAACCCATTTGCACTCACCCACTTAGCTGTAGGTGGACTGAACCTGAGTCCTGCTATCTGATTCGGTCTGTCTTCGTACAGCCAACCAGACTCATTGCAGTTAGGACATTTGTTTGGTTTCTTAAACGGTGTGCCGTTCTTCTTAACCTTTGTAATGTATCCACGTCCTCTACACATAAGACAGGTCTTAGCTGATACCTTATACAGAACCTCACTGTGTTCGCTGACTGACCTGTTGAAGTCAGCCTTGTTCATATATGGTTCAAAGAAGTTGCCCCATGTAGATTTATCTTTTGGCTTACGGCTGTAGATAACCCAAGACAACTGCTCTGGACTGTTGAGATTGATAGGTCTATCACCCATGAGATCCTGTACCTGCTGTCCAAGCTCACGTATAATATCTTGCTTTTCTTTCTCAAACTCTTTTCTAACATCATCAAGCTTGTCAAGGTCAACCTTAAAACCACGAGCATATATCTTACATAGGCATACAGCAACCATGTTGGTATGTGTAACAGTATCAAATAGATCGCTGTCCCCATTCATGAACCTATGGTGTATGTGATCGGCAAGACTGAACGTAGCTCGTAAATCGTGCAATAGATATTCTTTTAGCTCGTCATGTGGTATCTCAGATACAGGTGTACCACTCTTGAAATATTCTTTGAGTGTATCCTGCTTCTTTGTATCTAGATTGTATCGCTCTGCACACTGTTCTAATGACAGAGGTTGTTTCTGCCCACGCTGTAGCACATACTCACCTAGCATAGTATCAAATACAATACCGTCATACTTGAAGCCTGACTCCCACAGCCAGATCAAATCGTGTGCAACATTGTGACACACAAGCACAGTAGTTTTATCTAGTTGCTCCTGTACTATATTAAAACCATTGGGAGTTGGTGGCTCAGTAGAATGCTCAAACGTGACCACTCTTTCCCAGTTGTCCGTCTTCATGCCTACCATAACTAGGCAGTTGTCAGGCTCAAAAGGGTCAAGGTGTAGCTTGTCACCACGCTTGGTTACATTATTTTCTACATCTAATATTAATCTCATGCTGTGTCCCTTAGTTTAACTAGTTCTGCTTCTTCATAGGGTATATGAAAGAAATGTTCTTTACGTCTTGCATTAGATAGCCAGATCTCTTTTATACATTCCTGTGTCATCTGAAAGTCTTTGATTCTCCAAGCGTACTCACAGTCACTACGGATTACATAAAAGTTAAAGAATGAATCATCGTTCATATCCCTAAATTTATTTACTAATTTTATTTTACGATGTGGTATACGTATCTCCTTCCATGTTGGATTCCAATCTCCTGTCCACTGATTCTTCATTTCTACCTCAGAATAATACTTGTGTCCATTCTTTTCTGAACTAATATCAAAAGAAAAGTTTTCTCCTGCTGACAAGTCTGTATGTCCGTTCCTTTCTAAGTAGTCCATTACTATTTGTTTTGCTTTACCGTCATTCTCCCTGTAAGAATCAGGTTGAAATCGTCTGTAGTATGCACCTTTTACTGGTTGTAATTTATTCATGCTGTGTACCTCGCTGTCTTGTAGTCTAGCTCACAGACAATCTTGCCATGCCAACCAGACAGTTTGTTTTTCA